GTTTCACCGCTCATAGTCCCAATTCCTTCAGCCCGTTGATAAAGTCCTCCGGATGCAGCATATCGACGCACTTGTTGTCGCCGTACACGCAGTTCCGGAAGTCGTGATTGAAAAGCAAAGTCATGTGCGACTGGCAGCCGGCGCACTCCAGATCGCGCGGCACGACGTAACGAATCCGGCACTCCGGGTCGCCGTTGCGCGCGATGTAGCGATGTTTCGGCTCTGTAGTCGTCAGGCCGTAGATGATATTGGTGGGCGTTGTGCCGGCGAGATGGATCGTACCGCCATCAACGCCGACGACTGCTGCGGCGTGCCCGCAGATGTCGCGAAGTTCGAGCAGCGTCGTCTTCTCGCGCCAGTCGAGGAAGAGGCCGGCCGGAATGTGCTGCGACTCGTCGATCATTACGATCGGTGTCATAGTGCCGCCGACGTTGACCTTCGTGTGGCTCGTCTTCGTGCCGACTACGACAGGCGAATAGCCGCGCGAGTGCACCCATTCCATGATGGGCACCATCACCTTCGCCTTGAAGAGTTTGTTCAGCGACGTAGCACCCACGGGGAACACGACGTACTTGCCCTGAATTTGGCGCGGCCCGAGGAGTGCCGCTGTCGGATAGCTGCGTTCGAACATGCTCTCCGGCTGTGCGTCGAGCAGGTAGCGGAAGGCGTAGTCGACCATGTGCACGCGATTGCGGGTATGCGTGTCGAACGGTGCCTGGTTGAGCGCCGTCGGACCGAGATCCGCCAGCTTACGCTCGGCTTTCCTCATCGGAAATTTCTCGAGATCCTTGACGATGAACGCGCCGTACGGTTCGAGCAGATGCGCGACGAGATCCATCTGCCATGACGGCACCCACACGAACATCTTCATCGACTCGTGATGCGTTAGGCGCGCGTGCACGATCGCCGGCAGCGAGCAGATCATATCTCCTAGCGCCGCATGATTGAGTACGAAGTTCACGCGATCGTACATCTGAAGTTCTTCGTTATTGCGATACATCTTGCCTCCCATCGAGAAGTTTCCACAGGTCGGCTTCGCTGAGATTCAGATGCGCGGAGATGCGCAGCCACACTTCCCGGTGCCCTTCGGCGAGGACGTGCGCACGATCGTTGGGATGAAAGGTGGACGCTTGCGCGTGGCAGAACCACGCGAGATCCTTGAGCACGATCTCCGCGAGTGGTCCCTTGAACGTCGTCCTGTAGGCGTATCGGCGTTCCCCGAGGAACCGCCGGGCCTTGTCGAGTATGCTCAAGCGCTATGCCGTTTGGTGAGGGATCTGTTTCTGCACGGTCGCCAAGGCCGGCGCCGCGTCGGTGAGTTGCTGGATCTGCTGCTGCTGCGAGCGCTGCTGGCGCTTCGCCGCCACTTCGTCTTCGGTCGCCGTCCAGTCGACGGGCGCCCCGAAGATGTCGTTCAGTTCCGGCATCGCGCGGTCGATGGCGTACCAGTCCAGAGGACTCGGGTCGCCGGTGAGGCGCGTGTAATTCGCGGCCATGTCCAGCGAGCGCACGAAGCCGGAGGCGCGCTCGGTGCGGCGCATGCGCGACATCGGCGAATCGTATTCGATTTTGTACTCGGCATTCGCCTGCTGCAAGATCGCCGGCATCGGCGGCATCAGCCCTTGCTGCTGGAGTAGGTCGATCTCGCGCTCGATCAGCGGTCCCAGGAACTCCGACTCGATGCGCCCTGCCGTCGGCGCGAGCAGCATGCCCTTCTCGCGCGCCCGCTCGAGCACTTCGGTCGCCGTCATTTCCTTGCGATCTTCGACAAGGATCTCGAAGAGGGAGATCAAGAAGGCGTCTTTGATGACGACCTTTTCCATCTCCATCATCTTCTCGTTGACGGCGAGGTTCCCGACCGGGAGCGCATGCACAAGCGCACGACCTTCGGCGGACACGCCGCCCGCGTTGAGCGTGCCGGCGCGAAGGCTGAAGCTCCCCAGGTTGCCGTCATCGTGCGCGAGCAGCACCGGGTTGACCTGGCGATGCCCCTGCTCGAGCATCGTCTTCTTCTCTTCGTTCAGGACTTTGATGGCCGGAAGCACCCACTGCGCCGGGCCGCGGCCGTATGTTTCGCCCGACGCCTGGGTGTAGCGCGTGACGGCGTACGGGAACGAGTTGTAGCCGCCCTCACGCAATAGTTGCTTCGTGTCGATCAGCATGTAGCACGACTTGAACGCCATACCCTGCGCGCCGATGTAGCCGGGCGTGAAGTCGTCTCGCGGGTGAACGACGTGCAGGACTTGCCACTTCCGCACCGACTGCGGCATCTTCGCGTCGTCGCTTACCTCGACCGGGCACGCGTCCCCGAAGCGCTGAAGCATCTGCCGCGAGTCGAGGAACATCGTCCGATACAACGTGTCGACGATGCCGGCGTGGTTCTCGACGAAATACGCCTCCCCGAGATGGACGTTGCGATAGCGCAGTCCCTTGCTGCGGTCGGGACGGTCTACGTACAACACGCCGTTGCCGTAGACGCCAAGACTCAGATACACTTGCTGGCTGTTGCCGACGAAGTTCGCGATCGTCCGGTAGCGGTAGTTGTAGAGCACTTCGCTCAGTTGGTCGAAGAACTCGCGCACCTGGCGCTTCTTGCGCAGCATCGGGTCGACCGCGCGCAGCAGATGCCAGATACTCGACTGCGGGGTTATCAAACTCTCGATGACGCTGGAGAACCGCTGCGCCGCGAACGCGGCCGTCGAGTCGAACTGCAACTCGGTCTTCTTCTGGCCTTCGGTAATGAACTGCCCGCGGTTGGAGAACGAGTCGCGGTGCGCCGGCACAATGCGCGCGGCAGCCTCTTCCCACTGCGAGTCCCAATTCCCGCGGACTGTGCGCAGCGCGGCAAGGCGCTGCGTGTAGAAGTCGAGTAGCGTTTCGTCAGCCACTCTAGTAGCCTACGAGTGCTCGCGAGGCTGCCTTTTTCTTCGGCCCGAACAGACCTGTGCCGGGGAGATCGTTCAGTTCGGTTACGTCTGTCGCAGAACTGGCCGCGGGTGTCTGCGGCCGTACCGCAACGTCTTGAGGGCCGGGAACATTCGGAAGAGGCTGGCCGTCCGGTGTGGTGATGTCGGGAGCCAACGCAGTTGCCGCAGCCCCGGCGGCTGAACCCGCCGCTGCGATACCGGTAGGATCGAGCAACGTGATCGGATTGAAACTCTTGACGGCATTCCGTAGACGACTTCCAATTCCCATACTACCCTCTCAGTTTCCGTGCGGCCCGCGTGTTGTCGCGCCGCATCTGCTCGAGTTTGAAGAAGTCCGCGTTGAGCGGCACGACGTTCGGTGTGCGCTCGATGTCCGGCGCCGCTGCCACCCGCGCCGCGATGCGCGCCTTATCCAGCTTCCGAGGCCGCAGGAATCCCATGGTTTAGTGTATCACGCTGGATCAGTCATGCTCGACGAAACCCCGTCGACTACCCGCGACTGGCCGCCACGCAACGGCCTGTCCACTCGAGGCGGGTTGACTTCCATCGTGCATGCCAGCGCGTCGAAATCGTCGGGCGATTTGACGCCCCGCTTCTGCAAGTCTTCCTTCGTCTCGAGGATCTTCTTCCCGTCCTCGCGCTGCGACCACCGCCAGCCTCTATCGGTAGCCTGCTGCGACAGCGTTCCCTTCGAGCCGTCGTCCACCTCGATCATCCCGCCCGGCAGCCAATCCCGAACCTTCGCCCACAACTCGATCGCGTGTGTCGCCCACTCGGTTTGCTTGCCGCCGTGCGCCGCGTCGCCGAACTTGACTTCGTGCAGTCGGCCGTGCGTGCGTTTGCGCTTGAGGATGTCGATGACGCCGGTGCCCATTCCGAAGTCGATGCAGATGTGATCCGGCTTGTACTTCGCATCCAGGTCGAGCACGCCTTGCGCGATCTGCACGTTGTCCTTACCATCCCAATGTCCGTGTGTTGCCGGGCCGCAGCAGTTGCGAGCGTTCCTCCCCTGCCGGAATCGCCACGCCGTCTTCCCTCTCGGTGCCGGGTCCAGGCCCAGGATCAAAGGCTCGCCGTAGTCCTGCCCGAAGTCGTTCCGCTGCGCGGCGAGCACGTTGTCCATCGGGATGAACTGGTCCTCCGATGTCCGCGGCGGCAGCCCGAGTATTTCCACGCGCACGAAGTCCGAGTCCACTCCGTACCGCCGGATCTGATCTTCCACCACTCCCTGGTCGACGCCCTCCATCCCGCGCGTCGACATATTGCGAGAGCGCCAGCCACTCCCCATCACCTTGTCGTTGTGGATCTCGAACATCCGCCCCTCGCGCCGGCGCATCTGCGAGGCCGCCAGCCAGAAGCGGTACGGGTTCGTCTCGGTCCAAAACCCCTCGGCCACGTCCCACACCTTCGAAGGTATGCCCGCGGCCTCGTCGAACTCGAGCAGCAGGCCGTACGGGTTGTGCACGCCGGCGAATGCGTTTGGGTTGTCCTCGCTCCAGGTCTGCCCGGCCGCGTACCAATATTTCGGGTCGATCCCCAGGCCGCCTTCCTCCGGCAGTTTCTTCACCAACTCGGCCAACCAATCCGCCGGCCCGATCTTCATTGTCTCTTGAACGAACCAGTGCGCGTTGATCGCACTCCCGAACCACACCGCGAACTCGGGGAAAGTGCGCGTGCGAAGCTGCGTCTCCGTGTTGGCCGCCACGATGCACGTCGCGCCGATGTGCGTGGACATCTGCCAGTGCGCCAGCATGCCGAAGAGCGCCGACTTCCCCGGTCCGCGGCCCGACGCATAGCTCGAGCGCCAGATCGGCGACGGGAGATTGTTGGCGATCGCGAAGTTCGCTTTCTCGATGTGCGCCTTGATGGCCTCGAGTTCTTCCATCTGCCACGCCCGCGGCCCGCGGAACTTCTCGAACGGCGTCCCGGCGCGGCCCCAGGGGTATGCATACGCCACGAACCCCACCGGGTCGTCCTTGAGGGACAGGATCTGCGCCAGGATCTCCGACTCATGTGCAACCGATCCGCGCATACTACTCCGCTCCCTTATAGGGAGAGCGGATGCGTACGGATGATTTCCGGATGCTTTTCGTACAGTACGGTATAGTGGTCACTAACATCTCCTGGCAGAATTATTAAAAATTATTTTCTGCAATTTTTCGTGCGCAGTCGACCTCGACGTGCCCCGCTCCATCGCTCGCCCGCGAATCGCCCCTCCCCGCCCGGCCGGCGCCCGCCTTCAGAAAATCGACGCAAGCATGCTTTCTGCCCCTATGGGTAGCGCGCGCACGGCATCGTCTCGCACCTGCTCGATAAGACGCGGCTCGCGAGCTTGCGCCAAGCGCGCATTCGCATCTCGGATGATCGCGGTTAGATCCACCGAGCGCACATTCAGGTCCACCGTTTGCTTCTCGGAGTACACGCGGGGATTGCGGACGCGTGCGGCCCATTTGAGTGTGTCTATCCTGGTGCGCGCGTGCTGAGCGGCGAGTCCGTCCGGTAAATCAGTCATCGCGCACTCAAGGGCGCGCTCCATGAACGCGTCGGCACTTTCCTCGCGCGCACTCGCCCATTCAGCACGCGCCGCGGCATCGCTGTCCATGAAGTGCCGTGCTTGACCGCGCGTAAGGCCAGTCGGCGCAAGCGCCACCATCGCAAGCTCCCCGCTTGCCAAACTCGCGCACACTTGAGGCCATGCGGCCTTGATCTTGGCGCGCGTCTGTTCATCCATACCCCAGTGTAGCATTCGCCCCGAGCGCGGCGCGCGGCCCTTTCAATACCTGCCAAACCTGTACGCTTGCGTTATCCGGATACGGACCGGATACGGTTCCGCTTCCCTTACAGGGAAAGCGGATACCCCGTACCAAACCGGATGGAAACCGGATGAAACCGGAACCCATTGATTCCATTACTAGCAGTATCCGCTTTTTATCCGCTTTCATCCGTTTTTCATCCGGTTTGCTACCCCGGATACTCGCACACGAAACCGGATGGAAAACGGATGAATTAACCGAATTATTAATTATCGCTTGACATGCTCGCCGGGCGCATGCCATCATTCGCCTTGCGGGGTCTTCCCGCGTCAACCTGGAGAATAGATCATGTCCTTTAACGAACTCATGCCGCTGCTGTTCTGCATCGCTATCGTGCTCATGCTCGCCGTTGTCGGCGCCGTGGTGCCCGCATGAAACCCGTTCAGATCACCCCAAACGCCACATTCCGCGACGGACAACGCGGCGAGCTTGGCGCACCCGATGCAAACGGGTTTGCGTCTTTCGTGTCGATTACTGGCGCACGATTCACGGTGCACACGGCCGAGTGCGTCCGCGACGTTCAAGGCATGGCCTACACGCCGAGCGTAGCGCGTATCACTGGCACATGCGCCTTGACACTTCGCG